GAGATCTTGGATATAATAAAATATTTGATTGTGGTACTATTTGCTTTGGTTTGCAATAAAAAAGGGAGGATTTCTCCTCCCAGTATTGTTTAATCTCAAATGAGACTCACATAAGATTTATAACAAGTACACGACGGTAGTAAGTATTGCTACTTGCAGTAATTCTACCGAGACCTTGAGTAGCACCTTCTGCGAATGGATTAGCAACAAGTCCATAACGAGTCTTAAATCCAATTTTTGGTTGGAAACTATTCTCACCAACGGCACGAACCATCTGTAAAGGTACATAAGGACAATAGAATAGTCCAGCGTCATAAGGAGAAGAACCCTTATAACCAACAACATAATATTGGTTGGAACTTACGTTCGCAGCATAAGGATCAATATATACGCGGAACTTGCCGAGTAGAACACCGGCAAAGGTATTACCAGTGTCGTCTACATTGAGGTTCGCATTTAGAGCAGGAGTGTAATCAAGTACACCAGCCATGCTTAGAGCAGAGGCAACATCAGCGGAACACATGATAACATTACCCTTCCCTCTACGAGTTTGCTGGGCGATAGCGTTAGCATCACGCTCAATCTGGAAGAGTAGACCCTTGAACTTCTCAACGCTCCAACGACCGTTTGAGTCAACATCAAGGTCAAATACACCAGCAGTTGCTACATTTGCTTCAGCACCAGGCTTAGCAACTTTGTAGATGGTACGAATTACTTCTCTATTGATTTCTGCAAGGATTTCAGTAGAAAGAATATTCGCAAGTTCTGCCTCGGCGTTTAGACCGTGAATTGCCTTGAGGTCTTGAGCGAGTTCAAGTGAATACTCGGCCTTTAGTGCTCTTGACTTTGCTTCAACTAGAACTTTCTCAATAGAGAAGTTCATTTCGTTGAACTGAGGACCACCATCTTGACCTAGTGCTTCAGAATCGGCAGTCTGCATACCTTGACCAGTTGTATAAGACAACTGACCATTAGGATTAAGAAGACCTGGATTGTCATTAGAAACACCATGAGCAACGCTTGCATTGGTAGTACCGAAACCTACAGAAGCACCATCATCTACTGCACCTGTATAGTTACCTTGAGTTGCACTACCATTGCTGTTCTGAGCAGAGAAAGCAGTATTTACTTCGTTGTAGAAGGTCTCATTATCACCAGTGCGTTGATCACCATAGCGTGAACGCATAGCAAAGATAAGACCAGTAGGTCCTGTCATTGGTTGAACGCCAGCGAGGTCATAAGCGACCAAGTTAGGCATTGAACGACGAATTAGTGAGATTAGAACTGGATCAAAACCTGCAACTGGACCACCAGGAGTGGATCCACCACTGAAACCACCAGTTCCAGCAGACATAGTTGGAGCTTCAGTAAGGAATTCTCCGTGTGAGAAAGAATTCTGCTCTCTTAAAAATTTTTCTTGGTTTTCTAGCAAGACAGCGGTTACAGCCTTTCTGTGTGAATCTTTGATGGGATCAAGACCATCATAGTTCAGAAGTGGTGCCCACTTTTCTTGCAATTTTTCTGATTGAAACATTGCTTTTTACCTTTGTAAAATTGAAATTGTTTTTGTTTGATTTAATATTGAATTCAGCGTTTTGCAACTGCCGAAAGAGTTCTTAAGTAAGCATTCATTGAATCTGAGTGATACTCAGGTGCAATGTCTACTCCTTCAGATAATGTTTCCGTTGTTGCTGATGGAGAAATTATTCTTGAAGGAAAATATGATTCCTTTAAAGTCTCCAATTTTTCACGATATTGTGATTCACTTTCAAACTCAACACTTTCGGAAAGTGAAGCGAGCTTTTCCTTCTGAGTGAAAGCAAGTCCCTCAGAAATTTCATCAAAGATTCTATCAGCAACCGACTCAGAAAGACGCTTGTTGAGTGAAATATTCTTTTCAATTTGCTCGTTGAGTTTAGTCTCCATATCATCAAGTTTTTCTACCATACCTTCAAGCACATTATATTTTTCTTCAGGGATTGATACATAATGTTCTTCAAAAAGTTGCTTAAGACCACCAAGGAATGATTCAGTTAGTTCTTCCTTGAGACCTGTTTCAATAGCAAGAGCGTTTTCATTTACCCACTCTTCAGAAACATATTCTAGATAAGCATCTAAACGCTCTTCTAGTTCTTCTTTAATTACTTGAACTTCTTCTACGAGTCTTTCTTCGTATTGAACTTCAAATGCTTCACGAATTTCGCTAACTTTAGAACGAAGAGCAGACTCAAAAATTGTTCTTGCTTTTTCTTGGAATTCTTCAGAGAGTTCCTCACCAGCAATTAATGCGTTGATATCTTCTTCGATATCATATTCTACTACCACTTCTCCGTCTTCTTCACTTTCTTCAGTAACTTCGGCGGTTTCTTCGGTGGCATCTTCGGAAACTTCTTGAGATTCGTCAACAATTTCCTCTTCAGAAATTGTGTCCTCTTCCTCAACCTCTACCTCTTCAGCTTTAACTGCCTTAGCGTTAACAACGTTTCTGACTTGTGCTAAAGATGGTTCTTTTAACTTAGCTGAATCGTCATCTGGACGATAATTTTCTGGGGTAGGGCCGCCTAGATCCTCCACTGGAACACCCATGGTTTGCATAGGTTCTGCAGGAGCTGCGCCTTTGGTTACTACGTTTTCCATTTCTT